TGTTGTGCCTGCTCTTGCTGTACTCGCTGTCTTTCAGCTTGGATAGCGCTCAGTTGCTTTTCCTTCTCACTACGATCTGCTATGGCTAGTGCATACGCAATAGGGTCATTTTCCCTGAGTTCCGCTAGGTTCTCAGTTCCCGACTGCTGTTGTAGCAACTGCTCAATAACTTGGAGTCGTTGTGCATAGGTATCACGCACTCTGGCTGTTTCTTCAATCTTACTGCGCTCTGCCTCTACGGCCTTGCGCTGTTCCGCTAAAGATTGAGTCTTTTTCTGATAATCGGCTGTCCTACTGTATCCGTTCAGAAGCTCATCAAGGCTTACCTCCAGTTCTTCACCGTTAGCTTTCACTCGGTATTTGGGAGATTCCTCTACTGCTTCTTCTTCGTATTCAGTTTCTTCCGCACTTAAATCCGATTGCTCGTACTCGGAGTCCTCAGAGGATTCCTCACGAACTTCTGGGTCAGCTTGCGCTTCCTCGTTTCGTGGTTCAAGAATAGACATAAATGCGTTAGCCGCACCGTTTACAGATGTATCTACACTCCCTGATGGGTTGGTGTTGTCGCTCATGTTATTTACCTTTTAGGTAGTTAAAAAAACTTAATACGCCTTTTATCAATTTCGCTTTGCTGCACGAGTGATTGTAATGACGCTTCAAATTCTTCGATTGCTCTCAGCTTCACTAGGGCTTTTTCTCTGCCTTCTACATCGTGTTCTGCTGATCCAAATATGTAAGACTTGTACAAGTCCTTCTGAGCATTTACTAGCTCCATAAAGAACTCATCCATCAAATAGTTTTTAGCTCTTTCTGCTTTGTTCATTGCATCCCTTTAGCTACCATTTCAGCCGTCTTTAACTGTGTTTCTGTTTGAAACTTTGCAGTCTGTAGTTCTAGCTGTGCCGCAGCTTTCTCACGCTCTAGCTGGATCTCAGCAATGGCTTTTTCTCTAGCCAACTGAATGTCTGCCTGCGCCTTAACTTGGTCTGCTTCAATCTTGGCTTGGATCTTGGCTTGATCGCCAGCAATCTGAGCCTGTACTTGTTGCATATAAGCCATTACTGCTGGGTCTTGCTGTTGCTGTTGTGGTGGAGGATTAGACAACATCTGATCCATCTCAGGGGTAATTTCTTTAAAGAACTCGCTAGAGTCCTTAAACCCTGCTGCCTCAATAAACCGACCTAATGTTTCCCGATACTGAGCTACAGATACCAATGGGTTAGCTGGGCCTTGTGTCTGCAAAATCTGCTCTTGCTTCTGCAATACCATTGCTGCCATAGCCATCTGCTGATCTTTGTTACCAGTACCTAAGCCTACATTAACGGTCATATCGTAGTGGTTAGACCACTCTCTAGGGTCAATGGAGATGTACTTGCCACGCAAACGGATTACACGCTCTTTGTCCTGGTACTTACAAAGCAACTGAAAAATCCCTGTAAACAAGTCCTTTACACCAGTATCAGCAAAGATACGAGCAATCATCTCAAGACGGCCTGCGCCAGTCTGCTGCATTGCTGCAATAGCCGTAGCGGTCGTGTTCTGCAAAATGCTGGGATCTAACACTTGACCAGCTTGTGCCACCCCTGAGCGCTTCTGCATTACCGAGTCTAAATACTCTAGCATTGGGAATGACTGAGCTGCGGTTGCTGGTACGGTCAAGGCTTGTACTGCGCCCTGCGACTTCATACGCACTACTCCATTAGGAGCAACGGTTAGCAGGTCATCCATGTTGACTTGACCATCAATAGCCGTCATACGAGGCATATTGGTCAGGTACATATTGTCGAGAATTTGACGAGTAATCGTAGATTTAATCAACTGGATGTCCATGCTACGGTCTGCCAAACTCTGCCCAAAGAACTTATGGGGCATTGGGATTGGGCAAATACTAGCGAATGGAATGTGATCTACTTCTTCGTTATCAAGAATCTCTGAGCCAGCGTAGGTAACTTTACGCAGTTCGGCAATGCCATCCTCATCGTAATCGGTGCGGATATAGCACTCAAATACTTCTACATCTTGCATCGAGAAGTCTAATGATTGTGTTTCATCCGGCATCTCGCCACGATCAAATCGAGCAATGCGCTCAGGCGTGTAAGTCAGGTCTGAGTATGCAGGCAGGTTGTCTACAATGTCTTTAGAGTAGCCAGCAGCAATCAAGTCTGAGCGAGTCATGTTAAGGCGATGGGCTACAAACCGAGCGTCTTTAATCGTCTTATCCCGCTTGGAGATCAAGAACTCCTCTGGCGGCACATTGGCAATCTTAACCCGACCAGACTCTTTCTTTTTCATTACCACTACATCGTAAGAGAATGTCGCAGGGATAATCATGCCGCTAATTGGGTCAATGATCTCAGGCGATACTTCCTTCATGTCTTGGCTTACTAACTCCATCGTGCCATCAGAGAACAATAGCTGTAGCTCCTCTGCCGACAAGTCTTTGTACTTTTCTTTTGTAGGATCTTCGCTATCTTCCCACCAGTATTTGACGATGCCGTTCTTTTGCAACAAAGCGTCTTTAAACCAGTTGTGCATTAGGATTACGCCATCATTGTCTTGAAAAAAGACTAGATTGCAGTATTCGGTAGCTTGTTTAGCGCCCTCCTCATCGCCTGGGCCTTTAGGCTCAAAGCGGCATAACTCATCTGATTGGGTAAAGATACGCAGTAATTGTGGCAACGCACCATCAATAACCTCACACACTTCACCAGTAACAATGGATGAACGGCCTTCTACTTCGTTGCCGTATGGCTCACGATTGTAAAAAGTCAAAGCTCGTCTACGAGCTTCAGTTGTTTCGGTTTCTACATATCCGATTGAGTTATCAATCTCGGACTCTAGAATACCTTTTAGCTTGTTGTCATCCATATTTAAACTATCCACTTTGCGTTAATCTTTAATGGCCTGTCCCACATATCGGGCTTCTCATCCAGTCCTACGGCAACATATCTCCATGCGTCTGCTGCGTGGGAATGTTGGTCGTGTAAGGGTTTATCACTAAACATCTTTGTATCTGGGTCTACTGCGTATCTGTAGTGCCGTAAAGCCTGTAATCCTTCAGCGCATCGGTTGGTATCAAAGTAACACCGATTCATCAACATTCTAGCTGCGTTTATGCCGTCTGCAATAGACAGTTTAGGGGTAATCCGTACCGGCAGCCCCATGTTTTCAATAATCTCTTTTGTGCTGCGACCAGTCATATTCTTATGCTCTGCGTCATGCGGCAGCCAATGATCCCTATATGTATATCCCTTGTTTTGAAGGATATTTACATAATGATCTATGGTTTTCTGATTGTCTTGATAGAAGTCAATAACTCGTACCTCACCGCCAGGCACAGTCTGTACGAACCAAATACTTGTATTGTCTGCCCAGCCTAAGTCCCAGAATGTAGATACAGGGATAGCCTTATCTACTTGTATATCTCTGATCCGATCTTCTTCTTGCGCCTTGCGTAGCTCATTAGCGTACACAGCGCCATCTAGAACTTGCCTTGTATTGCCTTCCCATACATTAAGATATGAGTCCATATCTCGTAGTTTCAAGTCCTCTTTTTCGTCTTGAAGAACTTTAGGAAACCAAGGATTGTCCGACCAGTTTACCTTTACTACTTTTGCCGACTTAGGCGGCATTACTACGAACCGTTTATAGGTTTCGTCTGTATCTAACTCAGGATTAAAGGTAATCCATATCTCTGAGTTTTCCTTACGAATCGTAGGAATCAGCGTATCCCAGCTAGATTTACTGGTAGTCTGTGCTTCCTCTACCCAGCAGATGTCTACACCCTCAAACGACTTGATCTTGGTAATGTTGTGCTTTAAGCCTGCAAACAGGAACTCTGTGCCATTCCTGCCAAAGATGCTGGTGTTCTGAATGGTGTAGAAGTCCTCTAAGCCTAGCGACTTGATCTGATCTGCAAGCAGAGCGTGTACTGAGTCACTAATGGAGTTCTGAAACTCACGAGCGCATAAGACCCTAATCTTCTTCCTACGGCCTATAGCAAGCAATACCCTAGCTACTGTCCAAGACTTAGATGAGCCACGCCCACCGTATACGACTTTAAAACGGTAGTCCTCCAGCAAGCACTCTAGCTTCTCTGGAATCTCTAAACTTAGTTTTTCTTCTGCTTCGATCACTCTGGGCGCTTGATAATGAACTCAATCTGCTTTAGTTCGATAGCCTCGCCATCTACACCGCTAATCTCTGTAGCCTGCACAGCCTTACCGTCTACCCTGTCGATTACTTCCTTGATGGCCCAAGGCTCACCCTGCTCGGCAGCATCTACTAGCTTTTGTGCAATGGTGCGTAATTTACGGCTATCCTCTTGAACCAAGGCTACTCTGAGCTGGTTGTAGAACAACTTGCCCTTCTTGCCGTTCTGATTGCCTATTGGCGCTCCACCCTTATTAGTTGGAGCAACTTCTACATTATTGTTTTCTTTAGCGTTTTCCATGCCATTCCCTTTGGGTTGATGGTTGATGATGTAGCTATTCTACAACAGTTTCTTTATTCCGTAGAAGTAAAGATCCTTTGTAACTTCTCCTACTCCAAACTCATACACAGAAAACATACTGTCTAAG